GTGATAAGCAGAAACAGGACCAACAAAATAGTAAACAACCATACTCCAATAATAGACGAGAACCAGATGATAAGCAAAAAAGCGATCAATCCAGCGGTCTGCTCCACCACGCGACTCCATTTCTCTGAGGTGTTCGGTTTCATTGATTGTCTGTGCGAAGTGTTCTTTCATCAGATAATAGTGTTCTTCTGTTCGGAGACCTAGTGATTCTCTGAGATGAAGAACACTGAGAAAGGCAAAGTATGGTGCTCTGGCGATTGTTTCCAGAACCCAGAAGCGTTGTATTGGTAGGTCACGGTAGAGGAAGTCAATGATGGCTACCGTGATTGATAGAACTGCATCATTGAACTTTCTCATAGGAATACTCCTGGTTTGTAATCTACCAACTTCTGCAGTTCATCAAGAATTGCACCATATTCTCTAAACTTTCTATCACCAGCAATGTAATGTCTTTGTCTTACCCATACTGCATCTGCTAGAAGTTTTAATTCGTATTCAGAAAATTCGTTAAATCGTTCCATAATGTCTCCTAGTGTTGTGGATATGCGTGTGTAAGACCCCAATAGATAAAAGATCCAATCGCACTGAAAAGTAAAATTGACGATATGAATGTTTTAGTCATCTTCTTCGTCCTCGTAAGTTGAAGGTTCTTCAAATAACTCATCCATTTTTTGTCTTAAAACTATTTCTCGTAATTCTTGTAAGTCTTCTTCTGTAATCGTTATCATTTGTCCTTGAGTAGTTCTTCTATTCTTTTACGCATCGTTGTGCTATCTTGTTTCATATAGTCACGTAAAGAATAACCACGTTGATTTCTCAATATACAAGTTCCTTGATAGAACATCGTCGCGGCAAATACCAACAATAGGATGATGCCTATTATTTCAGGGTAATGTTGAGCCATGGTAATAGGGGTGGTATAACTCCAACCAACCTTAGAAGTCCCTCAGCAAATAGAGCAAGAACCACCCAACCAACGCACATACTAATGATAGAAGCATTACGGTTGTGTCGTCGTATTGCTGCATCGATCATCTCCTGAACTTCAGAACGACTTACTAATTCATCTTGTGGTTCCATCACTTCTCATCTCCAAGAAACTTTGCCAGAGGGTCTCTTCTGGTTTTGACGATTTCCACTGCTCTTTTATAGAACATATTGTCCGTATTACCAGACTGTTCGAAGGTCTCCTTGATCTTCACCCAGTTTTCGTAGGTGTATTGATCCATAGGGTTTAGGTTGAATACTACTAGTTATGCTAGTGAGTATTTCTACTATGTCAAGTTTGTGTTGATACAAAAATATAGATTAAGAAAATCTAAACTTTTGTAATATTTGTAACGGAAGCGACTGGATTCGAACCAGTGGAGGTCTTACCCTCATTTGTTTTCAAGACAAACGCAATAAACCGGACTCTGCCACGCTTCCAATAAAAATCCTCAACGGACTTCAAAATCTAAACGTTTTACTTTACGTTGACGCCTTGCTTCTTGAAAGGCAAGGTCTTCATTAGTAAGAACACCAGACTTTGATTTTGTATGATAAGAGTTTAACATAACCACAGAAGATAAGTCAACTGCCGAAATCTTATCTCCACGAATCGTTGCCATATTTGGGCAACCACAGGTTACAGTTTTTGTAGGATGCCCTTCCAACTCCTTACCACAGGAGCGGCATCTAATTCTTAAATTTTCCATCTCTACAATAAATTAATTATTTTTCAGTAAATGAACGAAGCATCCAAACGAATTTGCCGTGTGCTTCATTTAAATCATCAAGAAGGTTAACCGTACCTCTTGACTTCTGTTCGTCTGCTTCAACAGCAACCTCAGAAAGCATTGTGATTATTTTTTGATGACCTTCCACCAAATCACGAATCATTTCCATTTCGGAAATATTAGACTTTGCTTCACCAATACCAGAAACTTCTACTACCCTTGATAAAGAACTAACTGGTTTAATTTCAAGAAATCTCATATGCTCAGCAATACGATCGACTTCTTCTTGAATAGCAAGATACTGCTCACCAAACAAGTCGTGAATCTGCTTAAAGTCAGGACCGACAACGTGCCAGTGATAAACCCAAGTTTTTTGAAAGAGAACAAATAAACTTGCCTGAGTATCAGAAAGTAATTTATATAACTTTTCCATTATACCAGTTTTTTAGGTATTTATAATGGGCAATATCGGATTCGAACCAATGACCAACTGCGTGTAAAGCAGCTGCGCTACCGCTGCGCTAATCGCCCAATCAAATTAATGTTTATCCATAAGATATTCTACAGTATTTGCTACATCATTCATAGCATCTCGTAGATGAGTTTGTTGTCCAGATTCTTGTCTGACAATTGGACGATGATCATCAGTCAAAGTCCAACGCCAGAGATTCATATCTTTACAATGCCAGAGATTAATTTTCATTCTTGAAGTGCTCCAAACGTACCCAGTTGATAAGTGTATTCAACTCATACAACTCTTGCTTGTATGTATGATACTCTGGGTAGTTTGGATCGTCAACTAGTTGCGAATCTTCAATAAAAGATATTTCACTTTTTAGAAAATCTGCATAATGCTCAAAGGCAGTAATGGCAAGTTGCCTGTCTAGTTGCGAAAGAAGAGACATAAACCTCCTGACTCATTACTTATGATACATTAAAAAGGGGGTCTTGTCAACCCCCCTATGTATCACTTCTCGCCCATACCAATTTGTTGGACTTTCAGACGGGAACGGTTCAAAATAGAACCAGCAAGGGGAACATATCCCAAGTCATCAGCAATCGACTGTGCTTTGGTGCTCAGAGCATAGTTAATAGCATCACGAACTGCTTGTGCCTTACCAGGAGCATAACCACTCTTATAAGCAAGAATCCAGGTCAGAGTGGAAATAGGATAAGCACGGGCACCTGCGGGATTAGGATCTTCACCAGCAAGGGTCACGGGGTCCAGTTTGATTCCATTCAGAGCAGCGGCACCAGTCACAGCAGAAGGACCAACGAACTTACCTGCCTTGTTTTGGAGCACAGCAGCCTGGAGTTTGTTAGCACGAACAAATCCAGTGTTCAGATATCCGATACCACCAGGAGTGTTAGAAAGAGTTCCAGCAACACCTTCATTACCTTTAGCGCCAACACCAGTAGGCCAGTTTATTGACTTACCAACACCAGCAGTCCAACCACCAAAGGCATCAAGAGAGTTAGTAAAAGCATAGGTCGTTCCAGAACCATCAGAACGATGAACAACTCGCATAGAACCAGCGGCACAACCGACTTGCTTATAGTCAGTAATACGACCAGAGAAGATATCAACAACTTGTTTCTGAGTCAGTTTCAGTTTGCAACCAGGCTTGTTGTAGGCAACAGCAATCGTTCCACCAACCATAGGAATCTGAACGACACCACGCTTTACTTTTGCTGCTTCTTTTGATTTGATGGGTTCGTCGCTTGCTCCGAACTCAACTGTGCCCGCAACAAATTGACGAACACCAGCACCAGAACCAACGGACTGATAATTAACCCTGTCCCCAGTAGTTCGTGCATAATCTTGGAACCAACGTTGATAAATCGGTGCAGGGAAAGTAGCACCAGCACCATTAATGATAGGTCCAGCAAATGCAGCAGCAGGAGCAAAAGCAAGACCGATTGTAGCAATGTGTTTGAGTTTCATGAGAATTAAAAACTTCTTTGTAATTGTACTTGATTAAGTTTAAGAGAAAGTTAAATGTCATCAAACACCAAAAAACCTCCCCGAAAGGAGGTTTAGAGGTATCGTGGATATTATCAGAAACGGAAGGTCGTCTGAATCACACCACCATAGTTGTCGGAAGCTTGCTTCAGACCTTGGTTGTTAGACACATAGAAGACAGCAGGAGTAATGCTGATCGCATCGCTAACCTTATAACGATAGAACGCTTCCCACATAATTGCCTTCTGGTCAGCAGCAAGAGTAGCGGCATTACCAGGAGCACCGATGGCAAAACCAGCAGCATTACCCTTCACAAACACATCACTCCACTGAAGACCAGTGAACCAAGTCTGTGAATCGGTAGCACCATTAGGAGTCGTGCGGTTGTTGGACAGACTTACAGTGTTCCAACCATAAGCACCACTCACAGAAGGAATGATACCCGATTTCTTGGGTTGCCAGTATGCGTTGATGGCATAACCATTGGAAGTTTGGTTAGCAGCAAGAGCACCAGAACCACCACCCAGAGCATTGAAGTTACGAACACGAGTTCCTTCAGTACCATAGCGGTAACCGAAAGCAATACCATACTGAGGAGCACGATAACCAACTTGAGCAAGAGTGTTCAGAGAACCATCTTCATCAAACTGACCTTTGGTCGAATCGTTACCATTCTGAGCAACATAGTTCAGGTTAGCAACGAAACCAGGCTTACCCTTCTTGGTGGGTTGTGCCCATTCCACACCGAAACCAGAACCAGTTGCCTTGTTATAGACACCAGGAGCACCAGCAACGGAGAAGAAGTCCAGAATATCCGACTTGTATGCGGTAGGAATCCA